TAATCGTCAAAAACCCTGTTCGTGGCATTATACACCAGTTTGGCTAGGGCTTCTGCATCTTGTTCGTTTGTTTGTCTGCAATTAACCGTATAAGTGATTTCATTGTAATCTCCAGAACCTACCGGAGAGTTTCGATAAATTTGCAAAGTCTTGTTCAAATCCTGATACAAAGCCGGAAGCATTCTTCCGGAGAATATGGCAGCATATGTAGTCGCACCCACAGTAAAAGTATCGAGTTTGTTGGTTATTGCGGTCACGTTCTGGAAAATGTCCACCAAAACTGAATATCCGAAAGTTTGGTTCATTTTGCCTCCATGTTCTTCAAGGTTATCTTCCTGAGTTGAAGCTCATTGGTCATCGCCTGTCGTGAAAACCTTGTGAAGATATCAGCTAACTCTTTCTTCTGGATAACGATTTCTTCGGCTGGCCTGAGGAATGGTTGGGCTGGCTGGTATTTTGTCCCGAACTCTTGGAATATGGCGTGATCGGAACTTGTCCCTGCAAACACTTCGTCTTTTTGTATCCCGGAAACATCGAGAGGTTTGCCCTTTTCACCTTCACTGTCATTGAGCAGAAGATTCTCCCTCTTGGGTGATGTTGCACTTAAGGAGTTCCTGAGTTGCCCGGTATCGACCGGAGCTAGGAGTTTTGCTTGGGCCACGAGTTCAGCACCCAACGCAAGGTTTGACTTGGAAGTAACATTCTTCACAATAGTGAGCGGTTCTGCTGTGAATCTGTCCACTTGTACTTTCATCACAAGACTCCATAGAAGTCACCCAAGACTTCCGCATCCAAGGGAATGACCGAAGAGCTATCAGGAGCTTCGGTTTTCTTCAAGCCAACAATAAAAACTAGATGGGCATACAAAACGTCATCAGGATATATGACTTTGAACCATTCCGTTCCGTAAAGAACCAAGTCCGACTTTTCCGGCGGTGTTTCGCATACCATGATCAAATCGCACTCGTCCCAAATCTTGTCCCTCAAGATGCTTTGCAAAGCACTTTTTTGATATATCCAGACTGAAAGCGTTTCTGACAGTTCGAAGGTAGTTGTCAAAAAACCATCGGTCGGACTGTAGGTGGCGTTCTCCGAGTAGGTATAGATGGTCTGTTGTGGAAAATGACTATCCTTGAAGTAATCTAACATCACACCCTCTGGAATGGCGA